CACGACGCATGTTGACTTCGCACCACCGGTCCGCCGGCAGCGTCGACTTGCCCGCGTCGCTCAGCTCCTTCCACTGGCGGAAGAACCCGGCGAGCCTCTCGTGTGCCTCGGGCGATGCAGAGCGGAACCGCTTCGACACCGACTCCGGAACGGTCACGCTCGGCGCGCGGCCCGCGGTGAACGTGACGCCGCCTGACGACGGCTCCCCGATCGGGACGTTGCGTTCGAGAACAGCGATGAACTCCTTGAACGCGGCCGCGCCATGCGCGCGCCGGTAGGCGGTGAACTCTGCGAGCCGAGCCTCCTTGCTCAGGTACGGCCGATCCTCGAATCGCGCCATCGCATCCTCGATGTCCGCGGTGAATGCCTCGGCCTCGTCTCGCGCGCGGTCCTTCGCCTTGAGCGCGGCGATCTGGCCGTGGAGTGCCGCCATCGCGACGGCGTCTGGCTTGTTGGTCTGCTGCTTCATGGCTTCGCCGACCGGCATGGGCGCGGTCGATTCCTCGGGCTCTTCGGTGGTTTCTGATGCGGCGCCCTGCGCCTGGATCGCCGCGAGGATCGCATCCATGTCGGCGACGCTGATCTCCCCGGACTCGATCGCCTTCACGACGGCGGACACATCGAGCTTGGATTCCTCCATCTGCTCGTCGTCCTTCTTCTCGTCGCCCTTCTTCTCGTCGTCGGAGAACTTGAACCCGCGGCGACGCAGGGCGTCGTTGAGTTCCTGTGCGAACGTCTTCGACGGGTCGTTCTGTGTGTTCGTGGTCATGGCAAAAGCATCGGCTCGGAAGAGGAGGCGGACGGACGCGCCGCGGCGGACCGACCCCTCGATTGGTGATCTCGCCGTCGACTCGTCCGACCACTGCATGCGGAACGGCTGCCCGCGGCGGTCGTCGAGCTGCGACACCATGAGCATCGGCAGTCGCAGATAGGGCACCTCATGGTCGAGGAGCGCGCAGGAACTGATCTCGGGCTTGTCGACGTCGAGGATCTCGACGGACCGGTACAAGTAGCGTCCGGAGACGATCTCTTCGGCCACCGCGGCGTTGGTCACGTGCAGGTCGGTGAACACGCCGAGACGACGCGTCCCCTGGTACGTGATCGGTCGCGCGCCGGTGACCACGAAGTAGCCAGCCGCGATCGGGTCCTTGCCAGGCTCGTGGTGCCACACATGCAGAGGCGGGTGATGCCCGTCACGCGCGGATGCCGCGGCGGCCTCGACCGCGCTCGCAATCCAGGTGGCGTCGAACTCGCGATCCTCGCGCGTGCACTCGACGAACACGGGGAAGTCGTGGACGACGAGTTCCGTGTCGGTGCGGGTGGCGCGGTAGCCGGCCACCATGTGCGTCGGGCTGAGCGTTGCGGCTCCCATCTGGGGAGCCGGTATCGCGCGAGCTACTCGGTCTCGCTAGGCGCCGGGTGTCTCACCTGAGACGACTCGCGCACGAGACGCTCGACCCCGCTCCGGATGGCCATGGACGGCCGCTCCACTTTGCCGGCGATGAGCCGGTAGACCGTAGCCCGCCCCGCCGGGATGCGGAACGCCACCGACTTCACCCCGTCGCGGAAGACGGCGCGCTCGAGTTCGCGACGCAAGCTCTCGCTCCACTTGGTCATGCAATCCCTCCGACCCCGAGCCCGAGGTCCACTCGCCCCTGCGTCCGGAACCCCTCGTCCGGGTGCACACCCGCCGGCACCCGCGACTCGCGCACGGTGCCGTCCTCGTGCAGTGCACCGGCGCGGCGAAGTTGCGGCCTGGTCATGTGGTCGATCCGGCACCGGCACGACCACGCCAACGGCGGCGCGAGCCACCTCCAGACCGGGTTGGTCGTCTTCGCGATGAAGCCGTCCGCACGGTGGTTCGGACGCACGTCCGAGTCACCGGCCGTCGTGAAACGCATCGCCGGGATGATCGCGGCAACGTCCGGATCCATCGCCGCACGGAACCGGCCCGCGGTCGTCGCCGTGCTCACGTTCGTCCTGAACACCATGCGAGAGTAGGACTCCGACCACGGCCGCGTGATCTCGCGGATCTGCTCCACGCCCATCGTGATGCGCCGACCTGCTTCGAGCTCGGTCACCCCGTCACGCTGCATCTGCACGATGAGGTCCTGCACTCGCCGCGTGACAGAGTCCTCGGCCGATCGCACGAACGCCATTGCATGCTCGGTGGAGTAGAGGTGCGAGATGCGACGCCACGTCCTCTCCGCGGCATCGGTGATCGTCTTCGGCACCCTCGCCACCATGTCGGCACCCGCCTCCTCGAACGTCACCGACGGCACAATCCCCTGTGACGAGAACTGTGCCACCCCGCCGGCCGCGGTGAGCGTCGACGTCGCCCCGAGAACCTCCGCGACGCCCATCGTCTGCCGCGTGATCTCGGCCAGTCGCATGCGCGACGCCCTGGTTGCCGGAGCGTTGTCGCGCGCGATGGCGATGAGGAGATCACTGATCGCGTCGGTGTAGTGCCGAGCGTAGCGACCGGAGACGTCCTCGATGATTCTCGCGATGTCGATCACTGGAGCCCAAAACCAGGAAGCGACGGTACTGCAACCTGACCCTCGATGACCTCCTCGCCTTCCTCCGGCTTGCGGAAGCCGGTCTGCTCGTAGAGGTCCTCGGCACTGATCCTCACACCCATCGCATGCAGACCCTGCGCGACGGTGACGCGCTCCGACGGCTCGAAGTGCTTCTCCTGCGCGATCGAGAACCGCGGCTTCTGATCGGCGATGCCAAGCTCGACGAGGTTCGCGTGGTTCATCTTCCACACGCACCCGACGAGGTCGCGCGTGAGGTACTCCTCCTGGCTCTTGCGACCCTTGCGCACGCGAGCCTGCGTGGAGTACTCCTGCACCTCGGCAAGCGCGTAGCTGCCACCCTTGTCGGCACTCGTCGTCAGGTTGGCGCCGAGCACGAGCGTGTTGATCTGCGCGCGAGCCATGTCGAGGAACTCGCGGAAGATCTGCCATCCCTCGCCGTTCGCAGGAAGGATGGAGATCTGATCGCGCAGGTCGCGCACGATGGTGTCGCCACCGCGGATGATCTTGCCGACCTCGAGCCACTCGTCGAACACCTCGCGGTTCACCTTCCCATCGCCAGCGCGCACACCGTCGACCGCGATGTCGAGCACACCGCCAGCATGCCGGTCGATGCTCTTGAGGGCGGCCTCCTTCACCTTCTGCTTGGTCCACCAGATCTCGGCAAGCGGCTCGCGCAACGCACGACCGAAGCCGAGCATCTCGGCGTCGTTCTGGTGAATCGACGTGATGCGACGGATGCGAAGCTCCGGAGTCTCCGGCACCCATTGACCACCGCCGGAGTTGAGCCATCGTTCCCACTGGAGCTCGTGCACCTCGCCATCGTCGCCGCGGATCGGCACGCGGCGCACCCACTCCTTCGGAAGATCCTCGATGACGTACGGCACCCACCACGTGCGTAGCTTGCCGTCGCCGAGGCGGAGCTTTCGCATCTCGCCACGGATGTGCCCGAACCTCGACCCGTGGAAGAACGACCGCGCGAGTAGCTCGCGCGCACTCGTGAAGTCGTCGATGCTGCTGATCAGCTCGGTGCCGACCTGCACGGCCATTTGCGATGCCGGGTCCGACTTCACCCGCGGGGTAAGTTGCCAGTCCGGACCACCGACGAGCTCGCATCGGTAGTTGACCGCATGTGCGATGTCGCCATCGGCGAGCATCTTGCCTTCCGCGTCCGGCTCCTGTTGCAACCACACCGACGGCTCGAAGACCTCGAACCGCCTGGTGAGAGCAGCCGTGATCCTGGCGAGCTTCTGCCGGATCCCTGGCATGGTGCCGTTGTACTGCTCGTAGCTCATGTCAGTCCGCCACGTCCGTGACCACCACCATGATGCCAGAAGCCACCGTCTCGACGAGGCCGTCCTTCGTCATCTGAAGGTCGAAGAACCAGTCTCGATCGCGACTCGACGGCAGGAAGATCGACTTCGGCATGTCGTCCGGAGCGATGTGCACGACGGGATCGAACGTCGTCTGATCGGCGATCTCGACGCTTCCGAATGTCTTCGTGAGTAGCAGCCCGGGAGCCACGTCCGTCTTCCGCCGTTTCGCTGCAAACGTCCACCCCTCAGTCCCGTTGAGGGTGCGCCCCTGATCCAGGGTCGTCCGGAACCGGATGCTCAGGTTATCGCCGCGGACGATCACGAATCGTTGGTTTGCGTACATGTTCCCTTCCTCGTCCTCACCAGCGAGAAGTTCGATCAGGCTCACTCCTGTCCCGATCAGATCGGGCCATGCGTTGATGTGCGGGACACCGAGACGTGCCACACCCTCGGGCATCCCGGGAGGCGCCGAGATCCGGATCGTGTCGGTGAACGCCCGGTAGATCGGGAACTCGATGGTCGTCTCCCCTATCGCCAGACTGTCGGTGATCCTGACCGCCGTCTCGGTGAACGCGTAGCGCAGCGGTTGGAACGAGTCCAGTTCATCGGCGACCTCGATCGTGTCCGAACCGTGCGCGATGATGCGGAACCCGGTCAGGTCAACAGGCAGTGTCTCCCCTCCACCGATGATGATGACGACCACATCGCCGGACTTGAGGTGTTCGAGGCTATCGCCGATCTCGACCGTGTCGTTGAAGTGCTTGCGGATCGGAGTGACGCCAGAGATGAGGCGATGGTGGAGCGTCTCCGTGATCCGCATCGAATCGGAGAACGCCTTGCGGTCCGCGGCTACCGGCTTCGCCAGTCGATACCGGTAGGGTTGAGCCGCCGTGTAGTCGATCAGGATCTCGTTCAGTTTGGTCTCGTTCTTGAGACCCTGCTGAGCGATCCACTCGTACATCGCCACGCCTTCGACCGAGGCATGTGCGCTAGGACTCGAGGTGTATCGGACGTCCTCGTCGATGTCGATCGAGTTGACGATGTTCTGTTCGAAGCGCACGTACTCAGCGCGCCACCCGTAGCCAGGGAACGAGTAGAACTTCGGTGCCGGCCAGTCGGGTTTCGATGACCAGTTCGGCTTCCATGGGTAAGCAGACTGCGGTGGGTCCCACGGCGGGTCCTGCAACGTCCACCGATAGGTGATGTCGTAGACACCGAGAGAGCACCCGTCGCCGATCGCGACGAAGCGCATCATGGCTTCGAGCCGTGTCACATCGACAGATGATGCGAGTCCCTCTTCGCGCAGGACCTCCCACGAGTGGTAGAGCCCGTGCCAGAAGATGGTGCCTTCCCAGCCTGCCGACGTGCCCTTGAGGATGGCTCCTACGGGAACACCGTCGTATCCGTCGTTCGGGTGCGGTTCTCGCGAGTCCTGGATTCGCCACCACTCGCCGTAGATCGGAACGGGCTCACCGGGAAGAGCGTACGGCTTCCGGTACTGCCATATGAGTCGGAAGATCTTCTGCCACCGGGCGAAGACCGCATCCCGCAGAGTGGCGCACTCAGCATCGCCCGTGCGGTAGGTCGCGAGCGTCTTGAGCGCGCGCCAACACCAGATGCCGCGCGAGAGCAGGCGACCCATGGCGCGCTCGGTCTGATCCTGGTACTGGCGGTTGAAGAACTCGATCCCGCCGTCGTCTGGATCCGGGTAGTGGCAGAGGTACTGCGCTGCATCTCGCTTGAGCTCGATGTGATACGCGGGGTGCGTCCAGTAAGCCTCTCCTCCGTTGTAGAACGCCTGCTCTAGGACGATGTAGCCGGACGTCGCGTGTTGCACGTCAGGCAAGTGCCGGAAGTTCAGCGCGCCCGAGTTGGTCCCGTCGGGGAACTGGCGATCCATCCAGAATCCGCTCTCATAGCCGGCCGTCGGAGTCAACGCGAACCGTCCCGACACGTACCAGTTGCCGAATCCGTAGGTCGTGAACCCCATCAGGTCCGCGCGCACCCAGGTGCCATCCGCGCGCAGCCAACGCCCGCCCTCCGTGTTGCGGAAGATTCTGGAGTCCGCCATGTTCTCCAGGTGCGGGAAGAACCGGAACGCGAACCGGTTCCCGGTGGCAGACCCAGGTGGGTAGGCCCACCAGACGTCGTTCTCGATGAACGCGAACTGATGACCGAAGTAAGGGGTGCCGACCAGAGTGCGCGTCGTGAGATCCCACTCGAAGATGAGCGGTGGGATCGCTTGCCCAGAGATGACCCGCCAATTGATCGATGGCGGGATGTCGAGTGCCATCGTCGACGCGGATCCGGCGAGCGGTCCTCCCTGGTACCAACTCAGGATGACCGAGAGAGCGCGTCGCGCCGGCGTGCGGTTCGTGCTCTCGTGGTGACCATAGTAGGTGTAGACCGCGACCTTGACCCGCGACGTCGTCAGGTTCGCGACCGCGCAGAACTGCAAGGCGACGTCGTCGACCAGGTGATGGTTGTCGTAGACGACGTACTTGGACGTGGAGAGGACCGCGGTCGCGCCGTCGAAGAAGTCGAATGCGTCAGCTCCCTGGAGAGCCAGCTCGAGCGATGCTTCGGTGACGGCGTTTGCCACGGTTCACGCGCCTGCGAATGCGTGGTTGACGTAGATCTCGAGCGTGTTGGTTCCGCCCTTCGTGATGTTGCCTAGACCAGAGAGCCAGCACAGGATGCGGTCGTTCGACGTCGGCGACGGGTTGGTGATGACAACGTCGTCGAGCCCGGAGTCGTTCGCGTCTCCGAGTCCGAACGTGGACTTGTAGGTCAGGATGAGCGCGCCTCGCCCAGGGTTGTTCGGGTCCGGGTCATCGAGCTGCGGGTACAAGGAGTCCATCGCCTTGATGCCGACTGCGGTTCCACCTGCGGTCGTCAGCGTGCTACGGTCCGAGTTCGCAACCGGAGACGTGCTCACGTTCTTCCAGATCTCGATCTGACCATCGAAGACTTCACCGCCGGAGTCACAGAAGTAGTCGTCGCCCGGAGCGGCGGCGTAGGCTCGCTTGCGATAGAACTGCACGCCAGCATCCGTGACGATGTTGTGCGTGTCGAACCGCCGCACCTTGCCGGTGACGACGTCAACGAGCCGAGCGTGCACCGTCGACAGGACGATGAACTTCGGCTTGGGGATGATGATCTCGAGCATCTTGAACCTCAGGGGTAGAGAGACGGGCGTACACGGTGTCGGAGATCTGGAGTCCGGGCAGCGGTTTGTCGCCGATGACCACGACCGAGACGAGAACCGTCACCGACCGGTTGTTGCACGGGAACTCGTGCCGGAATGCACTGATGGATCCGACGTCC